TGGTAACAGATCTACTTATATTTGGAGGATGGCTTGGATTACTAACAATAATAGCTGTAATAGATGAATTACTTAAGAAAAGAAAAAAGGTGAGAAAATGAGCAAGCTACCAGACAGCATGTATGACTATAGATATGAACTGCCACTAGCGAAAGTAGTAGATGTCTGCAAGGTATGTAACAGATACATATTTGAGGGTGAAAGCTACTATGACTTTGCTGGTGATGTAGTCTGTAAAGACTGTTCACGCGACTACGTAAAAGAACATAAAACAAGATAAAAAAAGAGCTGCCGAAGCAGCCAAAAAAACACACTAAGTTAATTCTAATTCAGATTGGAGGAAATGTAAAGTGGATGGAGCAGTAAAACTAGCAGAATTGAAAGGTTATGTAACAGCAAAAGTAAATGATTACAGAAGTAAAAATCAAATAGAATATGTACCAGCTGGGAAAGTAGCAGAAGAATTCGACATTTTACTTGACATTATTATTGATATGCAAGGACATAAAGAGAAAAAACCGCAACAATATTAGAGATTTGAAAGGGGAATAAGCATGGACAAGCTTGAATGGCTAAAAGAAAGACAGCGTGGAATCGGAGGAAGTGACGTAGGAGCTATCTTAGGAGTAAACAAGTGGAAAACACCATTTGAAGTATATCTTGAAAAAACAGAAGAAATAACAGAAGTTAAAGAAACATCTGAAGCTGCATACTGGGGAACGGAACTTGAAGAATTAGTTGCTAAGGAATTTTCAAAGAGGACCGGTAAGAAGGTTAGAAGGGATAGCAGACATTTAGTACATCCTAAATATCCGTTTATGGTAGCAAATATAGACCGTAGAGTTGTAAGAGAAAATGCAATTTTGGAATGTAAGACTGCTAATCAATTTTTAGCCAAGGAATGGGATGGTGACGAGGTACCAGCTAGTTACATATTGCAGTGTCAGCACTATATGTCCGTAACTGGAGCAGAGAAGTGCTATATAGCTTGTTTGATAGGTGGACAAAGATTTGTATGGAAAGAAATTCAGAGAGATGAAGAATTAATCGACATGATTATCCTAGCTGAGATGGACTTTTGGAAAAACCATGTTGAGAAGAAAGTACCACCAGCTTTAGATGGATCTAGTGCAGCTGAAAAATATCTTAAAGAAAGATATTCTAATCCAACACCATATTCGGAGATAAATCTTAAATCAGAATACAAAGATATGATAAGTGAATACTTACAGCTTAAAGAAAACATAAAAACTCTTGAAACTAGATTGAAAGAGATTGAGAACAACATTAAGAATGAGCTTGCTGATAATGAAAAAGGTTATGTAGGTAGCTATGAGGTTAATTGGATGCCTGTAAAAGCTTCGAGGGTAGACAGTAAAGTTTTAAAAGAGAAATATCCGGACATTTATAAAGAAGTTTGCAAAGAATCATCTTATAGAAAATTTGGAATAAAGGAGTGTAAATAATTATGGCAACAACTGATAGTTTAAAGAAACAAATTGCAACTAAAAAAGAGACCGGTGTAGGTAGTGCAGGAAATACAATAAAGGGCTTATTAGATAGTCCAGCAGTTAAAAAGAGATTTGAGGAAGTTTTAAATAAAAAAGCACCTCAGTACATGAGCAGTATAGTTAATCTAGTAAACGGAGATACAGACCTCAAAAAATGCGACCAAATGAGTGTGATTGCTTCATGTATGGTTGCCGCAACTCTTGACCTGCCAATCGACAAAAACCTTGGATATGCATGGGTTGTACCTTATGGTAATAGAGCACAATTTCAACTTGGTTATAAAGGCTATGTACAGCTAGCACTTAGAACAGGACAGTACAAGGCCATAAATGTTATAGAGGTCCATGAAGGTGAGCTAATAGAGTGGAATCCACTTACAGAAGAATTAAAGATTGATTTCAGTCAGAAAAAATCAGATGCAGTTATAGGATATGCTGGATATTTTGAGCTAATTAACGGATTTAAGAAGTCTACATACTGGACCAGGGAACAGATAGAAAAGCATCAACAGAAATTCAGCAAATCCGATTTTGGATGGAAGAAAGACTTTGACGCTATGGCAAGGAAAACAGTGCTTAGAAATATGCTAAGTAAGTGGGGAATCTTAAGCATTGAGATGCAGACAGCTTATACAGCAGACCATGCATCCATCAAACCGGAGGTTGTAGAAACTGGTGACATACAAGCTAACACCGATTACGTAGAAGCAGATTTTGAGAGCTACGAAGGTACACCATTTGAAGAGTAGTAGGTGACTTTTATGGCAGGAGAAGTAAACAAAGGGTGGATAAGCCTATATAGAAGCATACAAGACCATTGGTTATGGCAGGAGAAACCTTTCAGCAAGGCACAGGCATGGCTAGACCTTCTCCTGTCGGCTAACCATCAAGATAAAAAAATAGTATTTGACAGTAATTTAGTAGAAGTTAAGCGTGGAGAGTTTATAACATCAATAAGGAAATTATGTGAGCGCTGGGGATGGAGTAACAGCAAAGTAAAAAAGTTTCTTGACACACTCCAATTGGATGGAATAATAACCTATAAAAGCGACACAAAAAAAACTGCCATAAACATAGTAAATTACAGCGTTTATCAAGATGTAAAAGATACTAAAAACGACACAGAAGCATTTCAACGCGACACGCCGGGCGAAGATAGTGGGGTCAATGGCTCAAGTGGATTTGGCTTAAAAAACGGCTTAAAAAACGCCTTGACAACTTTTGAAAAAAACATGGAAAAAAGCGACGGTTCTAAACTTGGTGTATCAATGGATTCGGGCAAACAAGGCATCACAGAAACGTCACAGAAACGTCACAGAAACGACACAGAAACGTCACAGAAACACACAAACAATAATGATAATAATGATAATAATGATAATAAAGAAGAAGATAAGTCTTTTCTTCCTGAAACTTTTGAACTTAATAACTACTTTGAAACTATCACAAAAAGGATTGGTGTAATAGCAAGTCAACTTCCGGAACTTAATGAGTTAGTGAAAATATATCCTTACGATTGGATCAAAGAAGCTATGGAAATAGCAGTGGAGAAAAACGCCAGGACAGTACGGTATATATCAAAGATATTGCAGAACTGGACCGTAGAAGGGAAGACAGAAAAGAAGAAGCAAGAGGAAACAAATGGCTGGGGATACCTAAAAAAATTCACATAACACATAAGGCAGGTGATAACAGATGATAAATCAACCACTACCTAATGACATAGAAGCAGAAAGAGCCTTATTATCAAGCATATTCCAAAAGAATGATATTCTGGTTGATACAGTTTCAATCCTTAAGGCATCAGACTTCTACAATAAAGCACATCAAGTAATATACAGCAAGTTAGTTGAAATATATACAAAGAATATCCCTATTGACTTAATAACATTCACTAATAATCTAGGACAAGAGAAACTGCAAAGTATTGGAGGGGTAACTTATCTATCTCAGATAATAGGAACAACAGCAACAACAGCACATTACAAAAACCATGCAAAGATAATCAAAAAACTAAGTGACAAAAGGCAAATTATAAATAGCTGCCGGGAAGCTTTAGAATTAGCTCTGCAAAAGGAAAGTGATCCGAAGAAGATTATAGACAAGCTAGAAACAGAGTTTATGGATCTAAATGACCTGGAAGAAGAAAGAACAGTAAACGCCAGTGAATTGATGGAATGTACTCTTAATCATATTGAAGAAGGCTATAAAAGAGGAGGTAATGCTCCAGGTATATCAACCGGATATGCAATATTAGATAAGGCCACAGGAGGGCTAATAAAAGGAGATTTGTATATTATAGCTGCTAGGCCATCTATGGGGAAAACAGCACTTACAATGAACATAATTAACAGAATACCACAGGAACATAATGTAATGTTGTTTGAAATGGAAATGAGTAAAGAAAAGATGGGGATTAGATTACTGGCACCAAGAACAATATTAAATACACAAGAACTATCTAGGGGGCAATTAAGAGATTCAGATTTTGAACTAATAACTAGAAAAGCAGCCGAAATAGCTAGGAAAGACAATTTTTATCTTAACTGTAAAGCTGGGTTGAGCTTAGCAGAAATAAGAGCAGAAGCTAAGAAGGTAAAGCTTAAGCATGGGTTAGATGTATTGTGTATAGACCATATAGGAAAGATTAGACCGGACAATCCTAGAGCGTCAAGAAATGACCAAGTAGGACAGATAAGTGAAGGCTTAAAGAATCTTGCTAAGGATTTAAATGTGTGTGTAGTGGCGTTATCACAGCTTAATCGAGCAGTAGAAGCAAGGGTGGACAAACACCCTCAGCTATCAGATTTAAGAGATAGCGGAAATCTTGAGCAAGATGCAGACATAGTAATGTTTCTATACAGAGATGATTATTATGCCGAGAGAGAGGATAGGGAAAGTAAAAGACCTGGGATATTAGAAATAGCACTAGGAAAGCAAAGAGATGGAGAAGTAGGACTTATAGAGCTATCTTACAACACGAAATATCAAATTATAACTGAATTACCGACAGGCAAG